GGTTACACCAACCCCCGTCTCCATACTCTATATCACCAAAAGAATGCCTCCCAACTACAACTGACTCGCCGTCTACAGACTAGTAAACGCGAGGAAGATTATCAACACCCACGAGGAGACAGACCGGAGGGGGAAAAGAGCGCAAGTATGGACGGCGTTCCTCAAGAATCCGCGGGCGGACAGTGAGGAACGGGTGCTCCGTGGCATAGGTAGACGTTCCATCATGGAAGATGGGAAAAGAACTCCAGCACTCATAGAGTTCTTTTGGCCAAACAAAGGCCCAACGTAAACCTCCCCATAAAAACTTGCGACAAGAAGAGACAGGGTTCATAGATCTACGGGCCCTATAATAGGCTGGCCGGTCCAGTAAACGGATAAAGGGGCGAGCCCTAACACCCATCCACTCATTTGTATTCTCCCGCTGTAGTTCGACACTAGCAGCAGTAATGATACCGTAGAATTGATCCCTAGGTGGTTTGCCGACAATCACCTCGACATCCCTCCGGTCACCGCTCTCCAGGATCGGAGATCCGCCGTACACAGCGGACTCCCGGAACCAACGCTTCAAGATGAGTTGAGAACGTAACCAAGGTGATAAACAGCCAAGCCCACTTATCACACCACGAATGGCAATCTCATACCTAAGCATGACAATGACCCGAAGGACATTGCGTCGAGAAAACCCGACAAGACTCCTGACTACCTCCTCAAGCATTCCACCGGGTTTGGAACGGGCAGGACAAAGAAATCCCAGAGTTGCTTTGGCCACCCTACGGTGACCTCGAGCGTCATAGGTTTGACTGTTTAAATCAATCCACCGCTCGCTACAATCTGTTTTTTCTTCATTAACGATTAGACCGTACCTCGAGGTAACGCCCTTCCACACTTGGAAGAAGGGTTGATCACCACAAAAGATACAATCATCACCGTTGAACCTACCTTTCCTATCTCTACCCCTACCACTAACATCGCAGGCGATGTCGAAACAGGACTTGTTCAAGAGGCACAACAACGGGAAGCTGATAAGGTTTCCCATCATCGAGCCCCTCTTGATGGGGAAGTGCTCGTCATCCCCAACTCTGTTCCGGTAGCGGAGGTTAGAGAAACTCCCTAACAGAATGCTCCTCTCTTTCACCGTTAATTCAGGGCATCTTGAGATTTCGTCAACCACAACGGCGACAGCAGGAAGGTAGATATTATCAGTCGCGGCGGAAAAGTCCCCACTGATATACCTCTCACCCTCCCTCCTATCACTAACGATAACCTCAAAATCCTCCTTAGTAACATCTCCTCTGACACACCACCCGAAGGAAGTGATGTGATCGTACAAGGCATTATGAACAGGGGTTAACGCGCGCTTAACCTCTGCAGACTGCATGGTCACAGTTCTAAATTTTCCCTTCGTCTTAGCACACCCTAGTCGAACAGCGGAATAGTCTCCGGAGAAACTATCCTCACTGCAAGCTAGAGTGCCCCCGTCAGAAGTTCGAACCTCATAACACCCCTGCCGGTCAGGGATGTACTCTCCAAGAGCCAATGACCTCTCTCCTGTCATCCTTCTTTTCTCCAACCGCCCACCCCAACCGCTTAGATTTTCTCTCACTGCCTTCCGCAGTTCATCGAGATCCTCTGCGCTCGGGAGACAACAAAGGGGCACGTCGCGGGCGACGTGTTTCCTCCACTTTGTTTTCGCCTCGCTGGTTAGATTACGATCACACTCCTTACAGGGCGCATCAAAGATGCGCTTTGTCGATTTAAGAGCCAGCCGAAGCCTACTCCCATTTCTAGAGTGTTTGGTGTACCGTTGCAGGCACAACTCAACCCAACCATCCCATGAGGTGCGTAGGGAAAC